CAGGTCCACTCATTGTGGATCGCATTGTCATGCGACTGCCGTGGGACCACCTCCCTCATGCTGCACAGCAGTACGTCACCATCCGCGCTGCTCGTATCTACAGCGACAGGTACGTCAACTCCAACATCATCTACACCTATACGGCACAGGATGAGGAGTACGCCCGCGCCATGTTGATCCGTGACGAGGAACGTCACATGAACAACAACCTGCTCTGGGGTAATGACCGGGGCATGGGCAGTGGGCTTGGCTACATCCCAGCTGAAGGCACCCGTTTCCGGACACGTTGATGGCACGCAAATCCAACCTGACCCGCCAGATCAGCAAGCCGCCTGGCGGCCCTGTTGAAGGGAAGATCGACACGCTCATCCAAGGTGTGTCCCAACAGCCCAAGCACCTACGGGTGGTGGGTCAGGGGGAGGAGCAGCTCAACGGCTGGAGTAGCCCTGTTGAAGGGCTATGCAAACGCAACCCGTTACGGCTGGTGGGCAAGATCCTGCCTACCCCCGTGACGGACTTCTACCTGGAGATGATGCCTGTCATCTCCGGTGAACGGTACAGCGTGATGGTCTACCCCGAGGGCGGGCAGACCAAGGTGCTGATCACGTTGAACGGAGCACCAGCCCAGGTTGGTGTGCATGGCGCGGGGATGACACCAACCCCTGCTCTGTCAATGGACCCGGCATTCCAGATCGCAGGCACTGGTGTCACAGCTGGACCGACCAGCTACCTGTACAACGCAGCTGGCGACTACCAACAGAAGTACGTCCTGATCAACAACGGTCCGCTGGGCCTGCTGTTGAACCGGGAGAAGGTGGTGGCCATGTCCACTGCCACAACTCCTGCAGCAAAGAAGGAAGGACTGATCTTTGTGCAGGCTGTGGCGTATGAGGTGAGCTACAAGCTGACCCTCAACGGGACTGTGGTTGGCACGTACACCACGCCCAAGGCCAGTGACACTGCCAACCAGCTGAGCACGTCCACGGTGGCGACCGAGCTGGCCAAGTTCGTCACAGCTACCACCGGCTTCTCGGCCACGGTGGATCGTCATGTGGTGTGGGTGAAGAAGACTGATGGCAGTGACTTCACCATCAGTGTTGATGATGGCCGCGGCAATAGCTTTGCCCGTGTGGTGAAGGGCAGTGTGACCAGCCTGGCTGAACTGCCAGTGGTGGCACCCAACGGGTTCATCGTCAACGTCAGCTCAGACCCCAGCCAGACAGTTGATGACCGGTACCTGAAGTTCACCACGACAGACGGTGGTGCCATGGGGAATGGCAGCTGGGCTGAGACGGCCAAGCCGGGGATGGTCTACCAGATCAACCCGGACACCATGCCGTTGGTGATCTACCGGAAGGCACCGGGTGTGATCTTTGTTGGCCCTGCCGATGGCAGCACCCAGACACTGACGCTAGGCGCCACGACTCATAGCTACACCTTCCCGAAGTGGGGTGACCGTTCGGCTGGCGACGCAACGACAGTGCCAGATCCTGCGTTTATCGGCAAAACAATCCGTGACCACGTGCTGTTCCGTGGCCGGTATGTGATGGCCGCTGGTCAAAGCGTGGTGTTCAGCGAGACCGATCAGATCTTCAACTTCTTCCAGGACACGAGCGTTGCGCTGACTGCCAGGGATGGGTTCAGCGTCCTGGCGGTGAGCGAGGTGAGCAGTGAATTGAACTGGCTGCTGCCGGTGGATGAGAACTTGCTGGTGTTCAGCCAGTATTCCCAGTTCCGGGTGTCACCCGCTGACGCTGACGTGTTGACGCCGACGACGGCAATGATTCTGCGGCTGAGCAATCTGCAGATGAACCCGTATATCCGGCCCAAGCTGGCTGGACCGCAGGTTCTGTTTGGCACGAATGAGTTTGGGTATAGCCACTTCCGTGAGTACAGCTTCTACGACACACCACAACGCAGGTCGGGACTGAACCTAGGCGGCAGTAACGATGTTTGCATCAACGTTCCCAAGTACATCGAAGGGCTGGTAACGCACTGGGATGTGGGTGAGACGGTTGACTTTGCCGCCTGCTCAACGCCAGCTGATCGTAAGACGTTGCATGTGTACAAGTACCTATTCCAATCTGGTGGCAGCGGCCTGGCCAAGGCTCAGTCCAGCTGGAGCAAGTACCAGTTCGGCGGCGATGTCCGGTGGATCAAGTTCATGGACAACGAGCTGTGGTTGATCCTGACCTACCCAGACGGGACGTACACCGCTCATATCACCTCAGATGAACTGGAGCTGCCAGACAGCATTCAGCCCCACCTGGACCGGCTGCTGCTGTACCCAGAGTGCAACCAGGATCCACAGGCCAGTAACAACGTCACGGCCAGCTATGACCCCGAGACACGGCTGACCACGTTCACGTTGCCGTATCAGGTGGCAGGTACAGCCAGGGCTGTGGTGCGGTATACCAACGCCACCAATGAAGGCCTGCTGTTGGGCAGTGCCAGCAGTGGGAACCAGATTGTCTGCGGGGTGCGTGGTGATTGGCGCAACCAGAAGATTGCCTTTGGCGAGGAGTACCAGTTCCGGTATGAGTTCACCACTCCTTACGTGGAGAGCAGGGACCAGGCCCGCAGCCGGATCATTGGGAAGCTAGATGGCCGCACCCAGCTATTGACCTTCAGCACATACCACCACAATGCAGGGAGGTATGACATCCGAGTGCAACGACAGAACCGTCAGCTTGACAGTGTGCATAAGTTCCGCAGTCGTCGCCTCAACGTGATGAACAACAGGCTGAACACTGAGACCAGTCATGTTGAGACGGGTCAGTTCAAAGTTCCCGTCTATTGTCAGAACACAGCCTGTCGCATATTCGTGGAATCAACGAGCTGGTTACCGCTGACGATTACTGGAGCCATGTGGGAAGGTTCCTACTCCAACCGTTCAAAGGGAGGCTGAGTCATGGCGTTCTGGGCAGCAGCAGGAGCAATCCTTGGCCTTGGCTCCAGCATCATGGGCGGGATGCAGCAGCAGAGTGCTGCACGAGAAGCGAACAAGCTGGCTGAAGAGCAGGCCAAGGCCCAGTTCGCTCGTGCGAAGAAGGAGTACCGGATTGACTGGTGGCAGCAGAAGTCCAACTGGTTGTGGCAGACCGCTCAGGTTGAGGCTCAGCGTTTCGCCGAACGGCAGAAGGAGTCCGACTACAACTGGCGGTCCCAGAAGCTGATCGAGTCCGCCATGGAAAACCTGGCGGTCAACTCAGCTGCGATCCAGGACAAGTTCATCACCGAGGAAAGGCTACGCGCCACCCAAGTTGGGATGGAGTACGGCTACAAGATGGACCAGCTGGCCTCAACCGCTGGCGAGACGGTGCGCCAGTACATGGCTGGCATCCGGGACAACGCGCTGCAGTCAATGCAGCTGGTCAACCAGACCGAGCGTGAGGGCCAGGAGCTGGTGAGTTCGATGGTGTTCGAGCAGCAGAAGGACCACCTCCAGTGGGAGATGGGTCAGATCGCTGCTGTGATCGACGGTGCTCAGGTGGCGGCTACGGCTAGTGCTCGCTCAGGTGGCAGCGCCAGTGCTGACCGGTTGGCCATGAACGTGGCACAGAAGCTGGGCCAGACCTGGGGCCAGATGCAGCTGCAGTCCCAGAGCCGGAGTGCTCGGCTGGGGTTGATGAACACGGCCATGCGCGGGGAGACGGCAACACAGATGGGACGGATGGCACTGCAGATGCAAGACCAGGCCGAGAAGATCAAGTACACCAACAGTCGGTACGCAGCTGATACGGCGTTCGAGACTGGGGTGTTCAGGGACCTGACCATCCCGAGCTTCGCGTTGGCTGGTCGGCAGGGTGCCCGTGAGATGAGGTCGCTGCAGATCCAGACGCAAGGCGTGATCGACGAGGCGTCAATGCCCTACCGGAAGTCGATCATCTTTGACCCGATCAAACCGATCAAGGGGCTGAAGCCTGAGTACATGGCGCCAACCAGGGTGTATGAGCCGAGCACTGGGGGGATCATTGGCAACTCGATCCTGAGCGGGGTACAGGGTGCAATCAGCATGGGCACCTACACCAGCCCAACGACTGGTGAGATGAAGTGGCGGTAGTATTGTTGACACTGATCAACAATGCTGACCCATGGCTGCACTGAAGGGACAGGGGCTACTGCGCTACCTGGACGAGAACCAAGGCAAGGACCGTGACAAGGTGATTGAGGGGGCTGGTTACGTCACCCGGCGCAGCGGTCGCCTCAGCCTGCAACGCACCAAGTTCTTCGAGGCACTGGCTGCTGCCAATGGCCACGAGCTTGGCCCTGTCATCAGCGACCGCCCTGACGGCTTTGGCAAAGAAGCCACCTACAAGTTGAAGGTGGGTCCCAAGGGGCTGATCCCTGTCAGCCGCGCCTACACCGACCAATGCGGCATGAAGCCCGGCACCTACGTCACGGTGATCATTGAGGAGGGCAGCATTGTCCTTGAGCCAGAGCAGCCTGCTGCCGCCGTATGCACTCCCCCCATTGCACAGCTAGCAAGCGTTGCCTAGTGTCAACAGGTGAAGAGACTCGTGGGGGCTCCTGCCCCTTTTTTGTTGTATGACAATGACCGACCTCCCATTCACTCCAGAAAGGTTTGCTCAATTCTGGTCTGCGTTCAAGGCTGAACCCCAACAGCTGGCTGGCATCGAGGAGTTGCGCCAGGCCATTGCCCAGTCCGACCCGGCACTGCTGACG